CCTGGACGCCCCCCAGCCGGTTTTCGTGCGTGCCGTGGCATCGGCCACCATCGACGCGCCGACCTTGCCAAGCCGCGCGAGCTTCCATTCCTCCGAGCCTTGCTCGACATCAACCACGCGCATTGGCCTTCCTCACGTGTGCGAGCTTTGCCGTGAGCCTTGTCTTGATCTCGTCCCGCTGCTTGCCGGTCAGATCGTCAAGTGCCTCGACCGAGTAATGCGCGAGAACGTCGACTTTCTTGACGCCGGTATCGGCGATCAGCTTTTCGATTTCGTCGAGCGTGGCTGTCGCCGGTTTTTCGCCGCCGGCTTGGCCGTCGTCGTCCTCGCCGCGAGCCACAATGTTCAGCAGTGCGAACGCCGTGTATCGCTTGCCGTAGCTGACGCTCGAGCCCCAGCCTTGCATGTTGTTCTTGGCGCCGCTGTCGTCGATCGGCAGAGACATCGAGGTCTCCTCGCAATGGCCGGCCTTGTGGCCAAGAACGGCCGCCACTTCGACGCGCGCCTCCTGCTTGATACGAAACGACAAGGCGAAGCCGTGCTTAGCCAGGATCGGTGTGATCGCTTCGACAACGTCTTCCCACTTGGCATACTTGGTCGCTTTTGCAGCCTGCCTCTGGCCCTTGTCGTCGCGTTTGCTACGGTCGATCTCGCCGCGCTTGTCGACAACTGGCAGCTCCGGCTGCATGTCAGCCAACGCGGCGAGATAGAATACCTTTGCCCGTCGCGCCTCGGCAGCGATGTGCATCTGATAGAGCCGCTCCATCTTGTCGATATCAACCGATGGATCACGGGCCGCGCGCTCGATCATGCTGATCAGCGCTCCGGTGCCGTCCTGCTGGGCTGGCGCTGGCGCTTGCACTTCAGCAGGCGTGATTTTAGCCACCTCACTCATCGCTGACCCCCATCTGTTTGAGCGCTTCCACGGCGCGGGCGTATTGGTCTCGGCTCTGTGTCGTGTCCCGCATGAGGCGCAGGGCCTCAATGGCCGTGGCGTTCGGGACCGGCGGGGCGATGCGCACGACCGTTTCGATCCTGCCGGGCGCGCTCATGCGCTTTCGCAGTTCGTCGAAAAATTCCTGGGTCATCTTCATTCTGGTTGTCCCTTCTTCGTCACTGCAAAGCCGGTGCGCGCCGCCACCAGAGCGAGGCCAGCGACGATGAGATAGAGCCCGATGATCTGCCACGTGGTCATGTTTCACCTCGGGCCTTCTTGAGGGCGGCAAGGCCCTTTTCGATCACGCATTCACCATCGTCGGGACCACCTCTGTCGCACAGGTCTCGAAGCGCCTCGTACAGGTCCGGCGCTGCCGCGATCAGGGCGGCGTCGTGCTCATCGATGCAGCCACTGACACTCATGTATCGGCCGCTTGAGTGAGTGCCGAAAACGCCGCCGCCCATCTCGTTGAGCATCACTCCAATTGTGTGATGGGTGCCGGTTTCCTTTGTCGCGCGGCGCTCAACGAGCCAAGGCCCCGGCGTGAATTTCGTCTCTCTCATGCCGCTACCTCGCCGCGATCGGGACCAGAGTCCACAGAACGGCCAGACCTGCCGCCAGAACGCTGAATATGATGAAGGGCAGATTGGTATGCCCTGACGGCGCGGCGGGTGCGCTTCGCTTGGTTTGCGAGTTTTGATCGCAGTTCGGCGTTTTTGCGTTTGAGTTCGGCACTTTTAGCCTCCGGATCGATTACGTATTCGCGGCGCTTTTGCATTTCGGCCAGGATCGCGCGGCCGGCTTCATATCCGCAGCAATATTGCCTCCCGCCGTCTGCTGGGATTGGATGGCCATCTAATGCCGCCCACATTCCCCGCTCAAACTCGACCCACTGATGCAACATGATTACCCTCACATCGGGGATGGCGCGGCCGGGTTAGAATGCAACGTCCAGCCCCCGGCCGCGCCTCGCGCTCGGACGCCCCGCAACGCCCGATGGAGACGGCTGGACGTATCTGCTATGCGACGCGGCGCTGACGGCCGGCGTGGCGAAACCTGCGGTCGGTGTAGTCGGGCAGCTCGACCTCGATCAGGTCGGATATCCCGCAAATCTCCCGGATGTGGTCGGCGCAGCGCTTCACGGCCTCGCGCGCTTCCTGAAAAATGATGCTTTTGTCCCCGGTCGAGTCCCGACTGATCTTGATCGACGGCGGGGGCTTGATGACGCTGGAAGTCCAAGCGCGCAGGTCCAAGCGGATCAGGTCGCAGTGCTCGTCCACTACGATCCGGCAGTGTTGCTCGGCATAGCCGACGATCAAACCGTCGACGACCATTGCAAGCTCCAGCTCATAATCGGTGACGTACATCGGTCTCTCCCTCTGTCACCAGCCGCCGCTATCCGGGACCATTCCCTTGGGCTCGAGGCGACGAGCCGGGCGGCTGGTGATGCAGGGACAATGCTTGGGAATTCCCAAATCGTCAAGCAAAAAAATTGGTAATTCCCAAACCGGCTGTGGATAGCCGTTCAGGTCTGGCCGCGCAGGATCATTTGGATTGGCGCCACCCAATCAATCGTAGCGCCTTCAATGTCTTCAACATTTCGATCGAGCGACCGCAGCGTGTAGCGGCCCGCCGACGCGCCGCGGTGCAACGTCCGGATAAGTTGCTCCCCCGTCGCCAGCCTGATGATGCAGTCGTCGCCGATGTGATTGTCGACGTGGCGCCCGACAGACTTAGGCCCGCAAACGACATCGCCACGTCGGTAGACCGGCTGTAAGTCATTGGTTTCTATTACAAGAGTGACGAGGTCTTGCGTTAGCACACGCAGCGTAATCGCCTGACCGTTCGCAACGGTCGTGTCGGTCCACATGTCGCCCCCCCCCAACTCGGCCTAGCACCTGTAGTTGAGGCGCATTATTTGCGGAGGGCTCTAACAAGTCAATGAGTCGCACCCCTAGTGCTGATGCCAGCTTGGCCAGATTCGCGATGGACGGGGTTTGCCCCCGCTTCAGGAGGTCGTGAACCATCGTAGCGTTCACGCCCGCGCGCCGAGTCAGCTCGGCAGGGGTAATTCCTCTGTCGGCCATAGCCTGCTCAAGCCGTTTTTTCCACGCAGCGTCCATTCCGTGGTTTACCCAATCCACAAGCCTGTGTGTGCGCGGTAATTCCCACTTGCTTGCTTGGGAATTCCCAACTACAACGTTTGGCATGACGATACGCGATCAACTCCTGGCCGAAATCGAAGAGTTTCTGACCCGCCATGGAATCTCCGCCAGCCGGTTTGGACGCCTCGCCGCGAACGACACCGCTTTGGTCTCGCGCATGAGGGCTGGCACAGCCGTCCGCATCGATACGGCGGACCGGCTGCGTCAGTTTATGGCCGAGTACCGCCCTTCCCTGAGCACGGCGGGAAACGACCGCGTCGCCGCCTAGCTGAGTAGCGTCCCCGTATCCGTTGCGTCCTGCGTCCCTTGTGCCCAACTGGCCGGGCTTTGGCCCGGTCTCTTTGGGCCGAAAACGATGAAGCCTCGAGCTGCTGTAACAGCCCGAGGCCCCTGGTTTGAGGTCGGTAGTAGCCGAGGCTCAACCGTTGAACGCGCCGATAGGAGGTCGGCGAACAGATGAAGATTATACTTGACAGGATACGGGTTTGCAACACCGAGCCCGAGCCGGACATGCTCATAATCCACTGCCCGCGATCGATGACCACCTCGCCTTGGGGCGAATGGGCAGCGGCAACAGCCGAGTGGCTGGAGTCTAAGGGGTGGATCAGACATCGCGAGTGCGACGCGGTGCACATCATTTGTCCCGGTCACCCGGCGAGGCTGCAATGAGCGAGATCAGCGACCTCGAGGCCACGGTCAACACGCCCTGGCCCAAACGCACGCCCAAAGGCCCGCGCGGCATGGCCAACGCCCAACGCCGGCAGGCCCGGTCACTGGAGACGCGGGCCCGCCAGCTATTCCAGAGCAAGGGCCGCGAGCCGTCCTTGCCTCAGTTCAAGTGTCTTGAAGATTAGCGAAAGAAAAGAGGCCGGCGCCTGCAAGCTAAACCGGCCTCAAATCACTACAGCGAGGAAATCATGCCAGATACCGACGAAGCAGTCAAAGAAATTATCGAACCCGATCCGGAGGATATGGGGTATTGCTCAGTCTGCGACGTGGAAATCTCCATTCCAGACGCACCAAATCATCTTTGTGCGCATTGCCGGAATGACGAGGTGGCGTCGTGAGCATGCAAGCGATCAACTACGCGATGACGCTGCCGGTCGATGAGCCCGGCCCGCGCCTTCTGCTGATCGTCGTCGCGCATCATGTTAACTGGCAGACTGGCACCATGTACGTCAGCCAGGACGTTCTTGCCAAGGAGGTGCGGGCGTCAAAGCGCAGCGTCCAGCGCTGGCTTTTGCAGCTTGAAGAGGGCGATTACATTTCGCGTTCTAAACAACGCGGCGCTGACGGTCATCAGGGCGTGGATGCCATTGAACTGTTGGGGTATCTCGAATGGCAAAACGTCATCAACAACGGCGGTACTCTGCCCAACCCCGAGACGCGCGGAAAGCCTATCAAATCCCAGGGCGACAAATTGGCCACCGGGCAAATTCCAGGGCGACAAACTGAGGCTTCCAGGGCGACAAATCAGGTAGTCCAGGGCGACACACGTGTCGCCCATAATAGAAACCCTTATTTAACCATAGATAACCTTAGCGCGGACGTGCGCGCGAGCGAAGGCGCTCGCACTCCCGCGCCAAAAAAGCACCTCCCCCAATTTGTCATCACGCCTGCCGATAGCTCCTGGGGCCATTGGGTCGCGTGGCTGACCGACAACGACCGTCGCGACCTCGTTCTAGCGGCTCAAGAGGCTCGGCAGATGGTGACCGCGTCTAGGTGGCCATCTGACAATTCACCGTTGCCCAGCGTCGACGGTCGGCCCGCGCTCGAGAAGCGCAAGCGCGGGGAGGCGGCATGACCCCTACTCCACTCGACCTCGCCCGGGAGCTTACCCTGCTCAAGGCGTACCGCCCTCGCAAGCGCAGATCAAAGCGGTCCATGAAATCTCGACGGGCTCGCATCGTGAAGCAGATCCGCAAGGCGGTTGCAGGGGGAAGGCAATGACCGACAAAGAATTTAGAGAGAAGCTGATCGACGCACTGCGGTTCATCGGCGGCGGAGAACTAAGCGGGCCGTCTGGCCTTGAAGGCTTGGCAATGGCGATGGCCGGCAAGGATTTCATCACGCGCGAAAACGATATTACCAGCGCTCTTTATGCCATTGCTGGCGCTTTAGAACGGATCGCGGATCATCTCGAAGCCGAGGGCAAATTATGATCCCTGCAACAGTCTACCTCCGCTACGTGACCCACGAAGACGTTCCGGCATTCGAGGCCAAGGGCTGGCGCAAGCATTCAGACATGCAGCGTCACCATGGCCACTACTCAATTCTGATGATCTGGGAGGGCGACGGTGAGCCGGCTTGAGATCATCGGCGATTGCACGCTGTACCTGGGCGACTGCAGGGAAATCCTGCCGACGCTCGGCAAGGTCGATGCCGTTGTGACTGATCCGCCTTATGGGATTGGCATGGACGGTGGAAAAATCGGCAAAGCAGTTTACGAGCAAGCAGACTGGGACAAAGCCCCAGCCGACGTTGCCCCGGTTCTGGGGCTAGATGTCCCGTCGATTATCTGGGGCGGGAATTACTTCAATGTGCCGCCGTCAAGTAATTGGATCGTGTTGGACAAGCAAAACGATCCAACAACGTTTGCGGATTGCGAGTTGGCGTGGACGAATCTGGCCGGAGCCGTCCGCGTGTTCCGATGGTTGTGGTCAGGTCCTTATCAGAAGAAGAAAGAGATGCGTTTCGGGCATCCGACGCAAAAGCCACTCGAATTAATGCAGTGGTGCATTGAGCGGCTACCAGAACCTAGCTACACCATCCTAGATCCTTTCATGGGCTCTGGCACCACTGGCGTTGCCTGCGTCAAGCTAGGCCGCAAGTTCATCGGTATTGAAATTGAAGAGCGTTATTTCACGATTGCTTGCCGTCGTATCGAAGCCGCCTACGCTCAGCCTGATTTTTTCGTCTCCCCGCCAGCCCCGAAAGCCGAGCAGCTTGGCCTTGGCCTGGAGGCCGCAGAATGATCCCCGCCCCTGCGATCCAAATCGCACTCGCATTCGACAAGGCAGTGGAGAGGACCATGGCTAAAGCCCCCACACTAGTTCGGCGTGGCATCCCCATAGGCGGCTCATTCAAGGCCACCGACACCGGGAAAGTCGAGCCCAAGCCCAAGCGCGCCAAGCTCTCTCCGCCGGCTCAGTACGCAGCGAAGAACAAGCGCAAGTGGAGGGCTGCGAAGTGAAGCTCGATAGAGTGCGCAGACCGTCAGCCTTCGATGATTTCCCCAAGACGACACCAGACAAGATCATCTGACCACGAGTGCCCGCGTATCGAACGGGACACCATGAGCATGAACGACGTTTTAACCGCCTTCCACATCGCCCCACAGCGGGAGTTCAAAGCCGCTCGCGAGTGTGAGCGCGCCGGCATTGGCTACGAGCTGCCAACGGAGACCGTTACGACCCGCCGCGCCGGCAGTCGCAAGCCAGTAGATCGCACCGTGCCGGCAATCCGGGGCTATCTCCCGGCGGAAGGCAAGCCCCATGACGCCCGCTACATCGGCCGGGCGGTTGGGCCAGTGCTGCGCCGTGATATGATCCGCGTCGCTACCCATCTCGACCGCGTCCAGGGGCGCCGCTGCGACAATCCTTTCAGTGTCGGCCAGTCCGTCTATCGTGGCGAGGTGCCGGGGACTGTGGTCGACCGCAATGGCGAAACGTGTTGGTTTGCATGGACTATGCTTGGCAAGCAACACGTCCGCCCCGTCCACTACAAGCAATTGCGCCCTGGTTGACTACGTGGCGGAAATACGGCATAACGCGCAGTGACGGACGCCCGCGCCTTGTCATCAGTGTGCGGACCCAGGCATCTCCCGCAGCATCCGAGCGGTTGAGAGTAAAGCCAGCCAATTCCAGCATTGCGCCCGAAGCACCAAGGCGGCTCCACACCAGGGCCGCCCTATTCGCGCATCGACGCCACTCACCCACGGTACGCTTACCGAGACCCCCTGACCGGATTGCACATCAGCCGGCCTGCCGCACGCACCGGACACACCCAACGTCGACCGGTCAGGGGAAACTACCGCAGCCAGCAAAAAAGGACCACGCACGATGCGGAAAGTTGCGATATTTGCCGCGCTGGTCGCGCTGGTCTCCCCCGCCGCCGCTGCCGACAAGGGCGGGCCTCCGGCTACGCTCGAGCAGATCATCAACGCTCCAGCCCCATCCGCGTTGCGTGGCTGCTATGTGGAGGCCGGGCTCGCCGGCACGTTTCTCGCCGCTGGCGACCGCACGGCCAATGGCGCCCTCGGCGGTGGCTGCAACATCAAGATCGACCGCGCATTCATCGGCGCCAACATTCGCGGGTTCTTTGGTGAGGCCGAGACCCGCGGCGGCTCGCTCGGCGCCCGGCTTGGCTTTGCCCTCAATCCCAACGTGGACCTCTACGGCTTGGTGGACTGGCGTGCCCAAGACTTCAAGCTCGGCACCGCCGGCCAGCTCTACGTTGGCGGAGGTCTGGAGACTACCGTTTTCGTCGAGGGACTGTCTGCATTCGCCGAAGGATCATTCGCCGTCAGCAAGTGGGGCGCCGCCACCAAGGATGACTTTGCCACCATCATCGGCCTGAGATGGCGTTTCCGGTGAGCCTCGTCATCCTCTGGATCGTGTTCATCCTGCTAGTCCATTTCGTCGCGACTGCCAACGCTGTCACTCTGGACGACTGACATGAACGCCGCCACCATCAAATCCTCGCTGCTCCAGATCGCCGGCACAATCAGCCACTGGTGCGTCTGGTGGGCAAAGCTCGTGCTCGCCATCGGCCTGGCCTACGCGGCTTCCCGGATGTTCTCGCTCGGCTGGATCAGCATCGACGCCGTCCGCATCCCCATTCCCCGCGTCACTGCCGAGCCGCTGCAGCTCTTGTATCTGGCCGGCGCTGTATGGGCCCTCAAGTAATTGCCGCCCGCACCCGTGAGCGTATCACTCAATGGAGGCTCACCCGTGAAGCAGATCATGAAAGACCTGTTCGGAGACCTCAGCCCGTGGGGCCGCCTCTGGCTCTACTTCGGCGTCTTCGCCCTCATTGCAGCGTCGTGGATGTCCTTCATGGTCGGGCTCAAGATGACGCTCGCTCATGCCCTGTTCCTCGTGATTCTGTCGTTCGTCGCGGCGTTCCTGCCCGTCACGGCTGAGTTCATGTGGCAGCGCGGCCGAAAAGTCATGGCCGTCGTGCTCGGCGCCCTCTGCATCCCGCTGCTCGCCATCGAGTTTGGCCAGCATGCAGCCTACACCGCCGGCATTCGCGGCCATGACCTCGCCGTCACCCGAGTGCAGAACGTCAAGCACAAGGGCGCACAGGACAACGTCGACGAACTGCGAAGCCAAATCGCATTCTGGAACAAGCGCCGCGCCGACCTGATCCAGCAGAACGGTTGGACCGCATCCGTGACGGCTGATGCTCTTCGCGCCCGCATGGCCAGCCTGAACCTCGCGATCGATCAGGAAGCCGCCCGCGGGGGCTGCAAGCAGCGCTGCCTCGCCCGCACTCAAGAGCGCGACGAGGTCGCCTCTCGCATTGCCGTGCTCGAGGAAACCAAAGGGCTAGACGATCGGATCAAGCACGCTACGGCCAAGGTCGAGGAGTTGCGCGGAAAGGCGGCAACGGTCGAGTTCAAGTCGAGCCAGACCGAGCACATGAACGCCTTCCTCTCCAAGGCGGTCGCCTTTTTCGGGCAAGGCGAGCTTCAGCCCGACGCGAGGACAGAGGAAGGCACGCAGCTTTCCGCTAATCTCGCCATGGCACTCGCCGGCACTGGCCTTCCCGCGCTGTGTTTCTTCGCCGCCGGCTTGTTCCGCCGCAAGGACGACGAGTCCACCAGCAGTGTTGCACGTGAAACAGCCAACACCACAGCAACAGTCGCCAAGACTGAGCACATGAGCCTCGGCGATGCTGCTGCACTCATGGCGAACATGAAGGCCACGGCATGACTCGTCTGTTTCCTTTGCCCAAAACCGTGCTGGAGCGCTGGAACGGCATGAGGGCAGCCCTTGATGCAGCAGCGTCCCCCTTCACCGGCAAGCCCGCGCTGCCTCTGTCCGTCATGTACCTGCACGAAATAACTGGCGCAGAAGAGGCCCTAGACCGCGCAATGAGCGAGGTACGCAAGACGGTGCCTGAAATCCCGATTCGTGGCGCGTTCGTTCTCAAAAACGGCGAGCCCATGTGCGAGGTCACTTGGTGGCAATCGGTAGGGAAGGCCACGTCTACTACAGAAGTCACAACTTGAATTCATGAAACGAAAATCAAGATAATCAAGATGCACGGTGGAAAGCGGACAGGGGCCGGACGGCGAAGAGGATCGACCAACACCAAGACCGCAATCGAGCGTGCTGCGGTGCGTGAGAAGGTGGAGGCGATCAAGAGCGAGGGCGATCTTCCGTTGGACGTGCTGCTGCGGATCATGCGCACGTCCAAGGACGAGACCGTCATCATCGACTGCGCCAAGGCGGCGGCCCCGTACATCCATCCCAAGCTCGCATCTGTCGAGCACAAGGGCGACCCTGACAACCCGCTCGGCATCATGATCGCAACCGGCGTCCCGAATGCAACGGCAGACGACACAGACGACCGGCCGCAGGCTCATTGATCTGGGCTATCGGCCCCGAGAGCAGTTCATCGAGTTTCATCGGCGCCGGCAGAGATGGGCGTGTCTCGTCGCCCACCGACGCGCTGGAAAGACCGTCGCTTGCGTGATGGACCTCGTCGATAAGGCTCTCAGGTGCCAGCAGAAGGATGGCCGCTTTGCCTACGTCGCCCCGCATTGGAACCAGGCCAAGGACGTTGCCTGGCTTTATGTGAAGAGGTTCACGGCGCCGATCCCCGGTGTAAGGCTCAACGAGAGTGAATTGTTCGTCGAGTTTGAGCACAACAAGGCGCGCGTTCGATTGGCCGGCGCCGACAATTACGACCGGCTCCGCGGCGCGTATCTCGACGGAGTGATACTCGACGAGTACGGCGACATGCACCCGGCTGCATGGCCAGAGGTCATTCGCCCCATGCTCGCAGATCGTAAGGGCTGGGCCACGTTCATAGGCACACCCAAAGGGCGCAACGACTTTTTCGATGTGTGGGAGCGCGCAAAGTCGTCGACTGACTGGTTTCGCCTGATGCTTCGAGGTTCGGATAGCGGCATTATCGACGACGACGAATTGCAGGGCATTCGCGCCGAGCTATCGCCTGAACAATACGAGCAGGAAATCGAGTGCAACTTTAACGCGGCGATCCTCGGCGCCTACTACGGCAAAGAGATCGTGGAAGCCGAGCGCGCCAACCGCGTGCGGCCGGTGCCAGTCGATCCAACCGTGCCAGTCCACGCCGCGTGGGACTTGGGTATCGGGGACAGCACTGCGATCTGGTGTTTCCAGATGGTCGGCGGCGAGATCAGGTTCGTTGACTATTACGAGGCGCACGGTCAGCCACTTGCTCACTACGCAGCCGAACTGAAAGCCCGCGGCTATCACGGTGACGATTGGGTGCCGCATGATGCCAAGGTGCGCGAGCTGAGCACGGGCCGGACCAGAGTTGAGACGCTGCAGCAGTTACAACGCAAGCCGCGTCTGGTGCCAGATCACAAGGTAGAGGACGGCATCAACGCCGCCCGCGTCTCGTTTCCGCGCATGTGGTTCGACGAGACGCGCTGCAAGTACGGGCTCGAGGCGCTGCGCCAGTATCGCACCGAGTTCGACGAAAAAGCCAAGGTGTTCAAGAACGCGCCTAAGCACGACTGGACGAGCCACGCTGCTGACGCCTTCCGATACGCCGCCATGGCCTGGCGCGAGATTGTGCCGAGAGTTGAGGTCAAGAAACCGACCGACCACGTGCTCAAGGTAGATCACACCGGCCGCATCCGTTCCAACATGAGCGTCAGAGAGATCATCGAATTGAAGCGCAGGAAGAAATCGATCGATGGCTGAGACCTACGACGGCCAGATGATCGAGACCGAAGCCAAGGCTATTGAAACCGGCATGGCGCCGGTCGATGTCTGGCTGCGGCATATCGAGAAGTCGAAAGACGACGAAAAGGAATGGCGCGAGCAGGCAGAGCGCGCGATCGAGATCTATGAGGCCGGCGACCCTGGCACGGCGCAAAGCGGCAAGACCGCATTCAACATCTATCACAGCAACATCGAGACGATGGTGCCGGCGGCGTATAACTCCACGCCCGTTCCTGACATCCGCCGCCGCTATGACGACCCGGACCCGACATCTAAGCTTGGCGTCGACATCATCGAGCGCGCTATCAGCTATGCGGTCGATCAGTACGAGTTCGACACCACCATGCGCGACGTGGTCCGCTCGGCGCTGACGGCGGGTCGCGGTGTGCCGCGCGTGCGCTACAAGCCGCAGATGCGCGAGGAGATGGACCCTCAAACGCAACAGCCCGTCGAGGTGATCGGCTACCAGGAAGTTACGTGCGAAATCGTCGCGTGGGATCGGTTCATTCGCGGCCCTGGCCGGACATGGGACACGATCCCGTGGATCGCTTTTGAGCACGACCTGACAAAAGACGAGATTGACCAGCTCACAGGCGGCGACACTGAAGTCACCATGAGCGAGACGGATGCCAATCGGGATCGCGAGCTGAAAGCCAAGCCCGACGCCGGCATTTTCAAGACGACTAAGGTCTATGAGATCTGGGACAAGCGCCGCGAAGTCGTGGTGTTCATCCGGGACGAGGCCAAGTCAGAGCCGCTGAAGGTCGAGCGCGACCCGCTGAAGCTGCCCGGCTTCTTTCCCGTGCCGAGGCCATTGCAACCGATCTGGCGTCTCAGCGGCATGACGCCGGTCTGCCCCTATGAGGTCTACCGGCAGCTGATCGAAGAGCTGGACATCGTCACCAAGCGCATCAACAAGCTGGTGAAGCAGCTTCGCGTAAAGGGCCTGTACGACTCGGCAATGAAGGCCGACTTCATCAAGCTGCAGACGGCCGACGATGGCATTTTTGAGCCAGCCGAAGAGGCGACCAAGTTTGCCCAAGGCGCAGGCGGCATTGAGAAGGCCATCTTCCAATGGCCGATTGAGACAATCGCGGGCGTTGTCGAAAAGCTTTACCAGCACCGCGACAAGATCATCGAAACGATCTTTCAGGTCACGGGCCTGTCCGACATCGTGCGCGGGCAGAGCCAAGCGAGCGAGACGGCCACGGCGCAGCAGATCAAGGCGCAATATGCGGGCTTGCGCATCCAGCACTTCCAAAAAGAAGTGGCCAGGATCGCTCGTGATCTGTTCCGCATGAAGGCGGCGATCATCTGCACCCACTTCACAACTGAAAACCTGCAGGTGATGACGGGATTGCAGGTTACGCCGGAAGCCGAGCAGTTGCTCAGGTCTGACGCGCTCCGCTCCTATCGCATTGACATCGAGACGGATTCGACGATCCGCGGCGACGTCGGCCGCAAGCTTGAGCAGATGTCGCAGTTCATCCAAGGCACGGCATCGTTCGCCCAGGCTATCGGCGGCGTGGTGCAGCAGGCCCCGCCACTGTTGCCGATGTTCACCGAGGTCTATGCATCGTTCGCCCGCCAGTTCGACTTGGGCAAACAGGCCGAAGACGCGCTCGACCAAGTCAGTCAGACGATGCAGCAGTTCGTTGCGCAGCAGCAGCAGGCCGCATCTGGGCCGTCTCCAGAGCAGCAGAAGGCTGAGATGGACAAAGCCGCACGCCAAGACGAAATGGCCATGAAGCGCGAGGGCCACCAGCTCGATATGCAGATGAAACAGACGGAAATGGCCTTCAAGCAGCAGGGCCTTGAGATGGACATGGCTGCCAAGCAGCGGGCCGCCGAGATTGATGCGGAAAAGATGGTGCTCGGCGCGCAGGTGGCACAGCAGAAGGCGCAGATGATGCCGCAGAAAGGGATGGCGTGATGGGCAACCCGTTTATGAGCTTAGCTGTGCGGAACCGTGCCGAACCGATCGGTTGCATATTCTTTGGCAAGAGCGAAATCGGCGCAATTTACCGAATGCGCATTATGTCCAACAGTGGACGCACTGCCATCAAACAACGCGACAACGAAGAGAAAGATCGTCGGAGTTTGCGGGGGCTGAACCCTCACAACGTGCGCCGTCGCCGATGCAAAGTGAAGTTGAAGGCAGATCGCGTGCGGGTCGCATGGTCGTGCGTTGTCTATAATGTTCGGTTCGGCGTGTTTGCGCCCAAGGATGCGCTGCGGGCAACCCAGCGTCTCTATCCAACAAGATTATCAGCCCTAGAAGAAATCAACCGATTGGGATTTACGGTTCAATGACGCGCTATGTCTGGGACAGTCAGTCTTTCATCTTCCGCGACCGCAAGACGGGCGAGCCCATGCAGGTCGCAGACGACAACGCGATCTGCATGCCGGTAGTCCGCTCGGACATCCCCGAATATCGCAGCCCCATCGACGGCAAGCTGATCACGTCGCGCTCGCATCGTCGCGAGGATCTGGCGCGGAATGGTTGCGTCGAGATGGACCCGCCCAAGCGCCCGCGCGGGTTCAAAAACAAGCGGTTCACCAAACGGCACAGCCTGCCTTACCTCTGAGGTCTCATGTCACTCGAAGCTGAAGTTGTCGAGCCAGTAGCCGAAGCGCCAGCCGCGCCCGCCCCGGAAACGCCGGCACCTGCGCCAGAAGCCAAATCGGAGCCGCAAAGCGAGGGCGACAAGGCCGCAGCGGCAGAAGCCGCGCTTGACGACGATCTGCGCAAGGTGTTCCGCAGCACCAATCGCGAGCGCGACGAGAGCGGCAAGTTTGCGCCGAAGGACGGCAAGGCCGAAGCTCCGCCCGTTGAGGAGGCCAAGCCCGCAGAGGTGGCTAAGCCTGCCGTGCCGCCCCCGCAAAGCTGGACGGCTGACGCCAAAGCGCACTGGACCAAGCTGCCGCCCGATGCACAAGCCTATGTGGCACAGCGCGAAGCCGACGCACACAAAGCAATCAGCCAACTCGGCCAGACGGTGAAGAATTTCGAGCCCTTGGCCAAGGTCATCACGCCCCACGCTGACCGCATCGCAGCCGTGGGCGACACACCAGCCGCCTATATCGAAAAGATGTTTGCGGCTGATCAGTTTCTCATGCGTGATCCCGTCAACGCCATCAAATGGCTGGCGGACAGTTACAAGGTCGATCTCTATGCGCTGGCCGATCCGTTCGCGTCGCCAGTCGATCCGCAGTCACAGCAGCACAATGCCCAGCTGTCGGCCGCGTTTCAAGAAATCGACCAGCTTAAGCGTATGCTCAACGACACGCGCCAGGTTGTTCACGGTCGCGAGACCCAGGAACAAATGGCTCGCCAGTCGCAGGTAGAGAGCACGATAGAGAGTTTCGCAGCCGACAAGCCGGATTTCGACTCGTTGGAGACGGAAATTCTCACACTCATCCCAGCCGTAAAAAAGAGCAAGCCCGACCTGTCCCACAAAGACGTGCTGCAAGAGGCTTACGACCGCGCCAGATGGGCCAACCCCGCCACGCGACAGAAGCTGATTGAGCAGCAGCGCACGGAGGCAGAGGCCAAACGGCTCGAGACGGCGAAGTCAGCGGCAGCCAACGCCAAGCGCAGCGCTGCCATCAACGTCAACGGTTCGGCCCCCGTCCGAGGTCTCCCCGTCCTCGAGGATGACCTGCGCTCGATCTGGCGCCGGAACCACGCCAACTAGGACCACTAAGCCATGCCTTCTCCAAACTCGACGTTCACCGAAATGGTGACGACCACGATGCGCAAGCATTATCGCAAGGTCGTGGACAACGTGACCGACAACAACGGCTTGTTGACCGTGCTCAAGGAGCGCGGGAACATCAAGACGGACGCTGCTGGCGGCTACGAGATCGCCCTCCCGCTCAGCTACGCCGAAAACAGCACGTATCAGCGCTATTCCGGCTACGACACGCTCAACATCGGCGCATCGGACGTTCTGTCGTCTGCCAAGTACGACTGGAGCCAGGTTGCGCTCCACGTCACTGCGTCCGGCCGCGAGCTTCGCATGAACAACAGCGAAGAGCGCATGATCAACCTCGTGAAGGCTCGCACGGACGTAGCGTTTGCCACGGCGGCGAACAACATGAGCGTTGATCTCTACTCGGACGGCGCGCTGTCGAACCAGATCGGCGGTCTCGCCCACATGATCACGAACGACGGCACCGGCACTGTCGGCGGCATCGTAGCCGGCACGTATACGTTCTGGAAGAACAAGTTCCAGGAAGTCGCGGGCGGCGACGTGGCGGTCGACGGCGCGGCCACGGGTACGGCGCTCACCTACGCCAACCTGCGCTCGGCGATGAACACCCTCTGGCTTGCCACCAATCGCGGCAACGACAAGCCGGACGTGATCGTGGCCTCGCACGACATGTACTCGCTCTATGAGGGCGGGCTGCAGGATCTCCAACGCTACGCTGACGCCAAGATGGCTGCGGCCGGCTTTGAGGCCCTGAAATACAAGTCGGCGTCGGTCATCTTCGACGACAACACCAACTTCGGCACCACGGCCGAGAAGATGTTTTTCCTCAACACCAAGTATCTATTCCTCATGGAACACCCGGACGCGCGGTGGACTGAGGATGACGAGAAGGTGCCCGTGAATCAGGATGCCGTGGTCATCCCGATCTATTGGATGGGGCAGCTATGCTGCTCGAACCGCTCGCTACAGGGCGTCCTGTTCGACGTGGCAACCTGATCCCAACTCTGACACGGAGCAACATTCATGACTATCAGCGCAGGAGCCCTCCTCACGGGCACGTGGACCTCATCTGAACTGCGGCAGGGCAGCGCGCACGGTGCCGGCGATCACTTCACCGGTCCGGACGGCAAAATCTACAAGTTCGTTCAGTACGACACTGGGGCAGGGTCGGTCGCTGCCGTTGCTGGCAACGTCTGCTACTACTACGCGCCGAGCGGAGCATCTGCTGGTGCCACAACCGTCGTTACGTCCGACCTGTCGGACTCGGCTGGTCTGGGCGCTGGTGTGCTGCAATCGGCTCCGGCCGATGGCGAATATTGCTGGATTCAGATCAAAGGTCCGGCAACCATCACCCCCGCTCTTACGGCTGGAGCTGACGGCAACGCGCTCACTGCAGTTGGCGCGACTGACGGCACGCTCGACGTGTCGGCGCTCGCGACTGACGCGATCGTTGCCTACGCGGTCGACGCTTCCGCGAAGATCATTTTCTGCGACTTCCCGTTCTGAGGTCACTAGGCCGGGGGCAATCACGCCCCCGGCCGCTTGCTTAAGGAAACACGATGTCCGCGCAAACCGCACCGTTTCGCATCATCAAGTTCTGGACCGAATACAAGCGTGCCGCTGGCGGCTTGAAGGAAATCGACAAGGTCGAATATTGCGCGGTCGGCATGGCGCAGAAGGCGACCACGGTCGCGCGCATCGCCGACCTGCGGCGCATTCGCGAGGCGCCCGATCCCGACGACGTGGCGTCAAACATCGCCCGCGATCGCTGGGCGTTCATCGAGCGGCACTACAACGCCTGGAAAGCCGGCCAAGCCACGCCCGAACATGGCACGCCGCTTGCCGCATGGCCTGGGATCACGGCAGAGCAGGCCGACGTATTCCGCACTGCGGGGCTCAGGGCTGTCGAAGACATTGCCCAGGCAACGGATAGCGTCATCAACCGCATCAACCTGCCCGGCGTGCGCGAAATCCAGAAGAACGCACAGCGGTTCCTCGAGGCGGCGGACAGCACCGCCATTGCCGACCGCATGGCAGAGAAGGACAAGCAGATTGCCTCACTGACGGCTGATCTGGAAGAGCTGAAGCAACTCATTTTGAGGCAGCAGGACGAGGACGAGGAAGAAGACAAGCCCAAGCGCCGCGGCCGGCCGCCGAAGGTCGCTGCCGATGAGGCGACTACGTGAGCAGTCTTGTCGATATCGTCGGGGACGTAGCCACGCGCATTGGCATTCACGTGCCGGCGGCTGTGGTCGGTTCGTCGGACCCGAACACGCGGCTGTTGCTTGCCCTGACACAACAGGAGGGGCGCGATCTTGCATCGCGTCACCCCTGGCAGGTGCTTACGAAGGAGAAGACGTTCACGGCCACAGCAACGGAAGAGCAGGCGAACGTCATCCCAGCCGATTTTGACCGGTTCGTCGACAGCACGTTCTGGAACCGCACTGAAAACAGGCTGGTGCTTGGCCCCGTATCGGCCGTGGATTGGCAAGCGCTCAAGTCGGATCGTATCCAAGCGGTCCACGACACATTCCGCCAGCGCGGCAATAGCCTCTACATGCTGCCGACGCCCACGGCCGGCGCCACGTATGCATTCGAGTACGTGTCGACGTATTGGGTCGGTCTGACAGGCTCGACGACGGCCACGCTCGATGAGTTCGCGGGCGACACAGATATTCCCTATCTCGATGCAGAGTTAATCCGGCTCGGCGTGGTGTGGCGCTATCTACGGGCGCGCGGGCTCGACTATGCCGAGGCGTTTCAGTCCTACGAGCTGGCCGTAAAGCGCAAGATCGGCCGCGACGGCGGCTCGCCTACGCTCAACATGAGCGGCCCGAGTGACCGTTATCCGATCCCGCGTGCCACGATTCCCGATGGGAGCTGGAATCTCAGCTAATGATGCTCGCGCCCGCTCGCACCAACTCAAATCGTAGACCTGTCGCGCGCATCATGCCGCTGCCGTTCCCAACGAAGGGATGGAACGCCAAGCTGCCGCTAGCGTCGATGCCGCAAGATTACGCTGTCGAGTTGCGCAATTGGTTCCCGCAGCCCGGTTATGGGGAGGTACGGCGTGGCTTTCAGCGGTGGGCGTGGTCGATCGGCGCCGACGTTCCCGTTGAGACGCTTATGGCGTGGCGCGGGCCTGCCTCGAGCAAGATGTTCGCCATCGCTGACGGCACCATTTGGGACATTACGCTTCAGCAGGCCGCGACATCGGCAGCAACGGGCCTGACGCTGTCACGGTGCCAACACGTTAATCACACGACATCGGCCAATCATTTTCTTTTTGTCGTCAACGGCCAGGACGCGCCGCAGCACTACAACGGCTCGGCGTGGGCAGCGCCGACGATAACGGGCGTTACCCCAGAAGATATCGTTCACGTCAACTCGCACAAAAAGCGGCTGTGGTTTACGCTGGTTGACTCGACGACGGCCTATTACCTCGGCACCGAAGCCGTTGCGGGTGCGGCAACAGCGTTTGCGCTTGGCTCGCTGTTTACGCGCGGCGGCTATCTCATGGCCATGGCGACGTGGACTAGAGATGGCGGCTCTGGATCAGACGATTACGCGGTGTTCATCTCGTCAGAGGGGCAGATCGCGCTTTACCAAGGCACCGACCCATCAAGCGCCAACACGTGGGCACTTGTCGGCACGTTCGATGTTCCGCCCCCGATCGGCCGGCGCTGTTTCTTCAAGTACGGCGCGGATCTGGGTTTGATCACGGTTGAGGGCGTGTTTCCGCTGTCGCAGCTCCTTTCTGTTGATCAGAGCCAATCGCAGCGCGTGGCGATGACGGACGACATCACGCCGGCATTTGCGACTGCGTTTCAGTCCTACGGCTCAAATTTTGGTTGGGAGGCGTGCGTCTATCCCAAAGGCACGCGGCTCATCGTCAACATTCCAACGGCCGAGAACAGCCAAGCCAAGCAATACGTCATGAACACGGTAACGGGAGCGTGGTGCGAATTCGATTCGCACAATGCCAATTGCTGGGTTGTGTTCGGCGACAATCTCTATTTTGGCGCCAACGATGGCACCGTTTACAAGGCGGACAGCGGATCAATCGACTACGATACCGAGATCGTTGCTGTAGGCCAGACGGCATACACGGCCGTAAAATCGCCGATGGTCAAGCAGTGGAAGATGGTTCGCCCGATCGTCACCACCTCCGGCTCATCGGTGCCGGAGGTTGGTGTGTCGGTGGACTTCCAAGAGACTGACAGCCTCGCAACCACGGGCGAGGCAACGGCGGCAACGGCGCGGTTCGACACCGCTGTTTTCGACGCCGCTGTGTTTGCGTCGGACAGCAACAACATCTCCGAATGGGTTGGTGTGACGGGGATAGGCGTCTTCGGCTCGATCAAGTTCAGGGGCGAGACCGGCGAAACAAAAACCGGCTCGACGTTGTGGGGCAGCGCCGTGTGGGGCGTGTCAAGCTGGGTCGAAAGCACGTCGGCTGACGAGATTATCCGCGTCAATGGCTTTATGTTGATGACTGAGGTCGGGGGGCATTTGTGAGGCTGGTGGCAGGCCACAACGACACGGTAAACGCCTGGATCAGTCATTTTCACGGGGCGGACATTCTGCACCGGCCGTCCGAGACGTTCGGCGTGATCGATGCGGATGGTGTGCTGCGCGGGGCTATGGTGACGTGGTTCAAGACCGATGCCACGGCCGAATTGAGCGTGTTTGGCCGAACATCGAATGATGTGTGGAAGGCTTACTTTAATTGGGTGTTCGCGCACATCCATCGCCTCGAGGTGCGCACCAGCCGGCGCAACAAGGCCGTTAAGAAAGCCGCGCCGAAGTTCGGCTTCGCTTATCAGGGGCCTGATCGTGACTACTACGGTCCAGGTGACGATGCGTTGGTGTTCTACATGACCCCCGACAAATGCAGGTGGATCAATCATGGGCTCGATGTTCAAGTCGCCTAAGGCGCCGGCACCAATGAACGTGGGCGCAGTCGGCGCGCAGCAGCAGCAGCAGAACACGGCCAACGCTTTTCAGCAGGCGGCATTCAACCGGCCGAACCAGTCCGATGCGTTCGGCAACACGTTGAACTATGCGCAAAGCGGCACGGATGCGCAGGGCAACCCGATTTTTTCCGTCAATCAGCAGCTCGGCCAGACCGGGCAGCAGATGGCGGGCGGGTTCGCTGGGCTTGGCCAAGCGTATTTCGATCAGGCGGCCAATCGTCCTGATCTGGGCTCCGGCGCGGCTCTTGATCGAGCCTATTCGGCAGCGACGGCCAACATCGAACCGCGGTTCCAACGCGCTAACGATCAGATGGTGAACCGCCTGCGCAATCAGGGCCTTGATCCGACCAGCGAAGCCTACAAGAGCCAGGCAAACGATTTGGCTTTGCAGCAGCACGAAGCGCGGAACAGCCTCTATTCTCAGCTCCAAGGCCAGATGTTCAACCAGGGCCTCGCTCAGCGCCAGCAGCAGATGGGCGAGCTGAACCCCGGTTTGCAGTTCGGCATGGGCACCACACGGCCGAACGTCGTCAACACACCGGGCGTAAACGTCGGCAACGTCGACTATGTCGGGCTGAACCAAGCCCGCTACGCTCAAGAAATGGAACAGTACAAACAAAAGCAAGCGGCGCGAAGCGCTGGTCTTGGCGGACTGGCCAGCTTGGGCGGAACGGTCATCGGCGGTGTGCTGGGCGGCCCCATCGGGGCATCGATTGGCAAGTCGCTTGGCAACGCACTTGGCGGCGGTGGGGGCATGGGTATGCCGGGCGGCGGTTCCGCATTCGCGGGCGATAATGACCCGGCGGGCTCATATTATTACTACGGGTGACGCAATTGTCTGACGCAACGCCTCTGACGCTGCGCTATAACAATCCGGGCGCGGTGGAGTTCAAGCCCTGGATGTCGGCCTACGGCGCAACGCTTGGGCCGAATGGCCGCTATGCGCAGTTTCCTGGCCCCGAGCAGGGCTATCAGGTCATGTCGCGCATTCTGGACACCTACCAAAACAAGCACGGCCTGAACAACGTCGCCGGAATCGTGAACCGATGGGCTCCGCCGCAGGTCGATAGAAATTCGACCGCGCAGTATATCGCCAACGTCTCGCGCTCGCTCGGTGTCGATCCCAACTCGCCGCTATCGCCCGAGCAGCGTCCTGGCTTGATGCGCGCCATGGCGGCTTATGAGGCCGGACGAGCGCCAGCACCTCTTGGCGGTGCGCCACAGCCTGCCGCGTCGAGTCCGCAGCCACAAGCCACATCTTCTGTCGGAGCGCGACCAATGTCGTCTACTGATTCCTATTGGAACCCGTCAACCGTCAATTGGAATAGGCAGTTTGGCGGCAATCTGATGCAGCAGGGCACTGATGCGTCGCCTGTTGGCCATTGGACGCAAGCGCTTGCGCGCGTGCTGCAGGGCGGCATGGGCGGCTATATGACGGGCCAAGCCAACAGGGCGGAATCGGCCGGCAAGCAGGGCGTGTCCGACATCTACCGCCAAGGGCTCGAGCGCGGCGACGGGATGAATAAGATCGCCGCGGCTCTTCTCGGCAACCCGTTCGGCGCGGAAGACGGTCAGAAGCTTGCACAGCAACACATGATGTTGCAGGCCAAGGGGCCAGAGCAGACCGAAGCACAGCGCAACTTTGCCTATGGTGTGAGGAACCCGGATTTTGCCAAGCGCGAAGTCGAGTTGAAGCAAGCCGCGCGCCCGCAGGTCAACATCGACCAGAAAGGCGAGACAACATTTGCCTCGGAGTCGGCCAAGGCGACCGTTAAGCGGCTCGACGAGAACATTCAGCAGGGCCAGACCGCGCGGGCGCAGGGCGCTGACATTGACCGGCTCGACGAGTTGTCGATGTCGATTGGCACGCAAGGCGCTGCCGCGCAGATCAAGGCCGCGCTTGGACCCTATGCCAACGCTCTCGGCATCAAGATCGACGGGCTGGACGAAGTGCAAGCTTTCACGGGCATCGTGTCGAAGCTGGCCCCGCTGATGCGTCCGCCAGGCTCGGGCGCAACGTCTGATTTTGAGTTCCGCCAATACTTGGCCGCTCTGCCGCAGCTTGCCCAAACCGTCGAAGGCCGCAAGCTGATCCTCGATCAGATGCGCGCTTTGAACAATCACAAGGTTGCAGTCGGCGAGATCAGCGAGCGCGTGATTGCCGGCGAGATCGACCGCAAGTCGGCCGACGCCGAAATCCGCAAGTTGGGAAATCCGCTTGGCTTGTGGCGGCAGAAACCAGAAGCCTTGCCGCCGACGCCGCAAGCTGCGCCGCAGCAGGGCGCCCCGGTCGTCAACATGGGCAATCAGATCATCGAACAGGGCCGACAGATGATCCAGTCCGGCCAGATCAACTCGCAAGCCGCCATCGAGAGCGCCATCCGCGCCATCGAGAGCGGTGTTGATCGTGCCGCTGTGATTCAACGCTTGCAAACGCTCGGCATCCCCGTGCCGCCCGAGCTGATGCAGCCCGCGGCCCCACAGCCAGCGCCGCAGCGCCGCGGCACGCTCAACCGCGAGGTGATCCGCAATGGCTAATCCGGCCGATGCGCTGTTTGCCGATTTAATCGCACCGACACCGGATCGTCCGGCCAATCCGGCTGATGCGCTGTTTGCTGATCTGGCCACGCCCCAACAGCCCACAACGCCATCCGGGTTTGTCCGCGACGTCGGCAAGTCGACGGCGGCCGGCGTGGTCAAGGGTGCTATCGGTATTGCGGCATTGCCGGGAGCGGTCGAACAGCTCAGCCGCATGGGCATCAACTACGCCGGCCGGCAATTGGGCGCACAAGGCGAGGTCGTCAATCCGCAAGCCGCTTTGCCGCAGTTTTCCGACATCAAAAAGAAGGTGGAGGACAACGTCACTGGCGAGCTTTACAAGCCGCAGACGACGGCCGGCCGCTATGCTGGCGCCGTGGCTGAGTTCCTGCCTGGCATGCTGTTTCCGGTGGCGGGCGCGGCTGGTGCGGGTGCACAGCTCGGGCGCCGCTTTGCGCTCAATGTGGCCGGGCCTGGCGCAGTCAGCGAAACGGCAGGTGAGGCGACCAAGGGCACGGCGCTTGAGCCTTATGCCAGAGCTGGTGGCGCGCTTCTAGGCGGCGTGGCTCCGCAGATGATTGGCCGTGTCGTGTCACCGGGCGCGATCAATCGCAGCTCGGCAAAAGGCGTCGAGCGTGCCGAGTACGTCGATGCCATGCGCAAGGAAGGCGTGCCGTTGTCGGCGGGCGACATCAGCGGCAATCGCTCGATCCGATGGGCAGAAAGCGTTGCGGCCGACACTCCAGGCGCGGCAAGCAAGGCGGCCGTATTCCGCGATGCGCAGTCGGAAAAGTACGTTGAAGCTGTGTTGAAGAAGGCGGGAATCGACGCCAAGGCGGCCACACCAGAGGTTATTGATCAGGCGTTCACGCGCATTGGCAGCGCATTCGAGTCGGCTGCGCAGCGTATCGCCGTGCCGCTCAATGTCCAGTCGGGCGCTGTCAATGTGCAATCGCGCGTGGCCAAGATCGCCGACGATTATGAGCGCATCACCGAGCCGTCGTTGCGCAGCGCGCTCCCACGCGCCATTGCCGACGACGTGGCGTCGCTGGCCGCTCAGAACAGCCACATGACGGGCGACATCTATATTGTCTGGCGGTCTCAGCTAGGGTCCGCCGCACGCAACGCACAAGATCCCCGTACCCGTGACGCGCTTTATGCAATGCAGAACACGCTAGACGACATCGCAGAGCGGTGGGTGTCGTCGACAGGGCGGCGCGACGTGGCGCAAACGCTGCGAACCGCTCGGAAAGAGTATCGCAACCTGCTGGCCATCGAACGCGCAGCGATCAGTGCTGGAGAGGGCGCAGCGCTCGGCATTTTCTCGCCGCAACAATTGGCCCAAGCCGTCAAAACCGTGCACGGGCAGCGCAACTATTCCCGCGGGCGTGGTGATCTTGTCGATTTGGCCCGTGGCGGCGCGGCACTCATGGCGCCGTTGCCCAACAGCGGCACGCCAGCGCGGCTTGTGATGTCGGCTCTCGGCGCTGCAGCTGGCTCGGCTGTGGCTGGCGCTCCAGGCGCGGCGGTCGGCGTGCTTGCGCCTTTGGTCGGCCAAGCGATTGCAGGCCGCAGCATCATGAGCCCGACCATGCAACGCTACCTCGGCAATCAGGTGGCGGCCCCCATGGTGAGCCTGCCAGCTGCGAACCGTATGTCGACGCGGTCTGGCGCGGCGGCACAGTTCAACGAAACTGAGAGTGAGCGCCAGCTCATCGCGCGGGCGTTGGCGCGTTAGGCACACAACACGGGATGATCATCATGGCAGACCCAGTCAACAACTTCAGCCCCCTCACGCCGGAGCAGCAAGCGATGAGCATGGAGGCAATGAGCACAATCGCGAGCGCGCGTCGCAGCATCGACAACATGTAGCAAAGGATTCAGGTCATGAACAATCAAGGCGACATTCTTCAGCAGCTCACGCCCGAACAAATCATGATGCTTCAAGCGTTGCTGTCCGGCAGCGGCGGCGCCGGCCAGGCCATGCCCGCGGAGCAAGCGCAGGCAATGGGGCAGATGCCAGCGGTGAGCAATGGAGCCCCGCCGCAGATGATGCAGCAGCAGGCTGGCATGAACCCAGCCGCACGGCAGAAGATGATTCAAGAGCTGATGCGCCGATAATCGCCCAAACCTAGTGCCTGCGTATCATCCAAGGATAACGCCCCTTGCCCCGCAACGGATCAGGCACCTATTCAGTCCCGACCACGTACACATCTGGTCAGACCATCACCGCCGCGGTCGTCAACTCCAACTTCTCCGACGTTGGAAGCGAGCTGACCAACAGCGTCGCGCGCGATGGTCAAACCACAATGACTGGACCGCTGAAGGCGGCCAACGGCACAGCGGCGGCGCCGGCCGTGACGTTCGCCGCGGATACAGACACCGGCATCTATCGCAAGAGCGCCAACACAATCGGCGTGGCGTGCGGTGGCTCCGAGGTGGCGGCAATCTCGTCGTCTGGCATCGAGCTTTCATCGGGGTTTGTGACCGTCATGCCGCCCGGCGCCATGATGCCGTATGTCGGCACGTCTGCGCCGACAGGATGGGTTCGCGCGAACGGCCGCACCATCGGCAACGCTTCCTCGAGCGCAACGGAACGCGCCAACGCTGACACAGAAGACCTGTTTACTGTTCTATGGGACAGCTACAGCGATTCGGTCTGTGCCGTCTCGTCTGGTCGAGGCGCGTCGGCTGCCGCGGACTATGCCGCGAACAAGACAATTGCGCTTCCCGATTTGCGCGGCCGATCGTTCTTCGGCCTCGATGACATGGGCAACAGCGCGGCATCGCGCCTTGGCACGGTCATCACGTCGGCAACCACTAACGGCGCATCAGGCGGCACGGAAACCGTTGCTCTGGCGACCGGCGAACTGCCGAGCCACACCCACGGCCCCGGCACGCTGGCAACGTCCTCGGCCGGCGCGCACACGCACGACATCACGGGCGGTACGTCGGCCAACACCGAGACGGCGGGCGCGGGACCACGCGTATCCAACATCACGGCGGGGCAGCCCGTCATCGGCGTCGCTGGCGCGGCCTCGGCCGGCGCGCACACCCACAGCGTTACCAGCGGCGTAACTGCGGCGACCGGCTCCGGCACGGCGCATTCCAACATGCCGCCCGCTTGGCTCGCAACCTTTATCATCAAGCTCTGAGGTCAAGCGATGTCGCGCAGCGCCGGCACTTATACGCTCCCGTCTAATTCCGTTTCGCCAGCCGTGGCGGACACGGTAATCAGTCCTACCGACTTCAACGCGGTGATGGACGATATTGAAACGGCGGTTAACGAAAGCACCTATACCGCAGGGCTTGGCGCGACCGACAATCGCCTCGTGCGCACGGATGGGACCGACACAAAGAAAATTCAGGGTGCCAGCGTCACGCTCGACGATAGCGCCAACATGTCGGGTATCGCTGCACTGTCGGCGACAACGATAGAGCTGGGGCACGCAACGGATACTACCCTTGCGCGGTCTGGTGCGGGCGATATCACCATCGAGGGCAACGCAGTCTATCGGGCCGGCGGTGTGGATGTTGCCCTCGCCGATGGCGGCACGGGCGCGAGCCTGACAGATCCGAATGCCGATCGAATTATGTTCTGGGACGACAGCGCCAGCGCTGTGACGTGGCTTGAGGTCGGGTCGGGGTTGTCGATTACAGGGACGACGCTATCGGCAAGCGGCGCGGCCGGCGACGTGACGGCAGCCTCGGCATTTGCAACGGATAACCGTCTGATCCGTTCGGACGGCACCGGCAAGGGGGTGCAGGCATCCGGCATTGACATCGACGATAGCGATGTGATGACCACGCCGGGGCGGATCATCGCGACCAAGAACGGTGCGCTCGATGCGCCTACCATCGCCGTTAATGGCACTCCAATAAGCGGGGGCACGGCGACAACGACCAAACCGCTCGTCTTACTGGAGCACGGCGGCGCGACAAGCAACGCATGGAGCACGAGCGGCACGGTTCTGGGAATCAACTTTCCCACTGGTTTTACTGGCAACGCAATCGACATTCAGCGGAACGCTGTAAGTGTGCTCTCATGGTCGACTTCCACAGGCTGGAGATTTGGGTCAAACGTCAACTTAACAGTAAGTGGGGCCACACTTTCCTGGACCGGTTTAGGAAATACAATTCTTACATCTCCAGCAGCCGCAACGCTTCAATTCGGCGCCACCGATACAGCGTCTCCGGTCGCTCAGACGCTCCGCGCCCAGGGCTCTCGCTCTGGCACTGATACCAACGTCGGCGGCGGCAACCTCACGATTCAGGCCGGCACGGGCACGGGCACGGGAACGGCAGCCTCGCTGATCCTGCGTTCGCCCGTGACTGTCGCGTCTGGCACAGGCGCTCAAACGCAGACGACGGGCCTGACGATCACGAGCGGCGTGCCCTACGTGCCGAGCTACACGGTAGCTGGTGCGCCGTCTGCCGCGACTGCGGCCGGCATCATTTACGTGAGCAACGAAACCGGCGGCGCCGTGCTCGCGTTTTCGGATGGCACCAATTGGCGCCGCGTCACAGATCGCGCGATTATTGCTTAAGGACCGACGATGAGCGAGACACCAGAAGTCCCGACCGTAAAGCCGCAGATCGAGACACCGCCTCCTCCCTACGATCCGCGCTATCAGAACGCGGTGGCGACGTACACCGAGACGGCCGACGCGATTGTGCAGGAATGGCACGTCGAGACGTGGCCGATCGACCGGGTGAAAACGATCTATCGCAACCGGGTGGAAGAGGAAGCGGAGCGCATCCGTCTGCGCTACATCACGCCGGGCGCTGGCATGGCGATGACCTACACCGAGAAGCATCAGCAGGCACAGGCTGTGGAGGCGATGGGAGAAGCGGCGGCCAACGCGCTGACGCCAGAACAGCGCACGTCTCAGTTCCCGACGCTGGCCGCATCGGTCGGCATCGAGGCGCCGACGCTGTGGGGCTGCGCCCTGCTGGTGATCCAGAAATACGAGCAGTTTGCACAACTCTCCGGTGCCATCGAGCGCGCGCGTTTGCTCGGTAAGAAGGCGATCAGTGATGCGTCCGATCAGGCGGCGGTTGTCGCTGCATATGGGGCGATCACATGGCCGAACCCGTAGCATCGAGGGATTGGCGCCAGAAGCACCGCGAAGTCCGCCACGAGCGCACGACCGAGGTGCGCGCCGAGACGCTGCCCGCTGATGTCGTCGACCTCATCACCGACATGGCCCAGCAAGTCGCGCGGATCAACCTCGAGCTGATCGACGCGAAGCAGCGGCTAGCGGCCATTGAGTCCATCGAGAT